CTAAAATAAAATAAGGAGAAACATGTCACAAGTACAAGCGAAACAGTCTAAAGCTGTAGCGCCTAAACCAAAGACCGCTCTTCCGGTAGCAGCAAACTTGCTTGAAGAGATGGGTGGCGCTGGACTTGAAAATATAACAGCTGAAAACATGGCGATGCCTTTTATCAAATTGATATCTGATGCATCTCCAGAAAGGAAAAAAGCACATGAAAAATTTGTAGAAGGTGCAGATACAGGTATGATCATTAATACAGTTACAAAAAAACTGTATGATGGTGATAAAGGTATTTTATGTGTGCCTTGTTATTACAAATTTGAATATGTGGAGTGGGAGAGTAGAGGGACAGATCAAAAATCTCCTGTTAATTACTACCCTGCTAATTCAGATATTTTATCAAAAACCAAAAGATCTCCTGACAATAGAGATATGTTGGATAATGGTAACTATATCGAAGCTACGAATTATCATTTTATACTTTTAGTTAATGATGATGGTACACCAGCAGAAACTGGTTTAATTACAATGTCTAGAACACAAACAAAGAAATCTAGAAAATGGAATTCTATGATGAAGGCATTGCCAAAAGTGAAAAATAAATCTGGTATTTATGTATCACAACCATCATTTTTTAATGTGTATAATCTGACTACAGCCAATGAATCTAATTCAAAAGGTTCATGGACTAGCTGGATAATCAATCATGCGGGGGCGGTTGAAAACGAACTAACTCTTAAAACAGCATCTGAGTTCTACAAAACTTGTAGACAAGGTGTGGAGGTAAAGCATGAGGCAGAAGAAACAGTACCGTTCGAAATTTAATGTTAGACAAGTTTATCGAAATCTTTCAAGGTTTGGATATCGCCTATGGCGAATATTTTTTGGAGGGTTCTCGAGATAACAAAACGGGAAAAGAGAAGGGGCGCGCTATAACAAAGCGTGCCCCTGTCACAAAAGAATTATTTCAAAAACATTTAAACGGGGAAATCAACTTAGGAGTCATACCAATTAGACAGGATAACACCTGTTATTGGGGTTGTATTGATGTAGATAAATACGACCTTGATCATAAGACTTTAATTAAAAAAATAAGGGACAGAGACTATCCTTTGGTGCCTTATCGCTCCAAATCAGGCGGTATACACCTATTCTTGCATGTTTTGACCCCAACCCCTGCAGAATTGATGATCGAAAAATTAAGCCTATTAGCGACCGATCTAGGGCTATCTAGCTGTGAGATCTTTCCAAAACAGCGTCAAATCATGGTTTATAAGAATGATTTAGGTAATTGGCTTAATATTCCGTATCAACAGGCTGCAAGGTCAACAAGATATGCAATGTATGATTCGGGAATGGGGGTGCCAATAACTCAGTGGTATGATTGGATACAGAATTTTAGACTTACACCAGAGAGGTTTAATGAATTAAAGGTGTATGACAACGATATTGCAGAAAAAGGGTTTGATCAGTACCCCCCGTGCTTACAAGCTCTTATTCGCAATGGGTGTGAAGGCGGTTATCGTAACAACGCGTTGACTGCCTTTGCTACTCTAGCAAAGAAAAAAAATCCTGATGGATGGCAAAAAGAGGTATGGGATCGTAACGATTCATTTAATGAGCCCTTACCAAGTCATGAGGTACAGGGACTAATTAAACAATACGAAAAAAAAGATTATCAATACAAATGTAGTGACCTTCCTATGAAGAATCATTGCAACGCTGAATTATGCAAAACATTAGACTTTGGTATTGATAGTGCAGCATATGTTCCTAAAGTTGACAGCTTCCAAAGACTTAAAACAAGTCCACCTATTTATTTTTTAACAATTGAAAAGAAGACTGTAGAGTTAACTGGTAAAGCATGTAACCAACAACAATTGTTTGCAGAAGCTTTGTTTGATCAAGCAGATATAGTTTGGCAAAAACTAAAGGATAAAGATTTTAGAATATTTTTAATGCAACTCAAATCTATGCAACAAGATGTGGAAGGTTATGACGAAGATACAGAGGCACAAGAAGAGTTCAAAGATATGATGATACAATTTACACAAGAAACACAACAAGCAGATAATGCATCTCAAATTGAAGCTGACATGTGGTATCTGTTTGATGATAAGGTTGTATTTAAATAGAAGAATGGTGCTGTTAAAAAAGAATATTATGATAAAATTAAAATAAAAAATGTTTGGTATTGTAATAAATTTATTGAACCTGTGATAGAAAGATCTAATAATTTATTTAAACGAAAAGCTGCGGAGTTTGACGATAATGCTAGAACAGAAAACAATTAAAATATACGGTCCACCAGGAACAGGTAAGACTACAACATTGTTGAACAAACTTGATAGATTATTTACAAGAGGTGTCAAACCATATCAGATAGCATATTTGTCTTTTACAAACAAAGCTGTAAACGAAGCCAAACAAAGAGCAGCTAATAAATTTACAGATATCAGTGAAGAAGATCTTAGAAACTTTAGAACTATACATAGTTTCTGTAGACAAAACTTTAAAACAAAACCTGTAATAGACCCTGAAGTAGACATGGTTGAGTTTGCACAAGTATTAGGATTACCTAAATTACAATTTGAAAAATACAATGGTCAACGAGTTTGGAACGATTGGTCACTTAGAATCTATGACAAAGCACGAAACATGTTAATGCATCCAGATGATGTATACAAAGAAGAAAAAATAAAAAGAGTTGTATATGCTAAATTTAGATTAATTATAGAAGCTTATGAAGAATTTAAGGTTGATCACCGTGTAGATTTTACAGATATGATTGAAGAGTATTTAGAAAAGGGCAAACCGCCAAAACTTAAAACGTTGATTGTCGACGAAGCCCAGGATTTAACTCCTTTACAATGGAAGTTGATATACAAACTTGCAAAACATTCTGACAAAGTATTTCTTGCAGGAGATGATGATCAAGCTATCTATGAATGGAACGGAGCTAATGTTGATTATTTCAACGAATTTCCAGGGCGAGATTATATACTAAAAAAATCTTATCGTATACCCGCTGCAATACATGATTACTCACAATATATTGCAAGTTACATACAAGGTAGAAAACACAAAGAATTTGTTCCTCAACAGTATGAGGGTATGATTACAACATATAACAATATCAAAGACATACCATTTACGGCCGACGGCACATGGATGATGTTAGGTAGAACAAATGATATTGTAGATGAACTTAGATTTAAAGCTAGAGAGATGGGTTTATTTTTTCAAGATTCTAAGGGCAGAAAGTCTTTTGATCTTAACAAATGGAATGCAATACAAGCCTGGTCAGCATTAATGCGTGGTGATAAAATTATGAAAGATAAGGTGTCAATAATCTATACATACATAAATGAAATAGGCTTTGGATTCAGATCTATTGAGTCTAAGCGTTGGTATAACATTGCTGATAATAGTGAAATGGATTATGATTTTCTTACAGTATGGGGAGGATTAGGAGCCCAAAAAGAACACTGGACAAATGTATTTAATCGTAATTTCTCAGAAAAAGAAAAATTTTATTTTGAAAAACTTATTGAATCTGGCATAGATGTTGTTAAAAATTCAGAGATGGTAGTTGATACAATACATTCAATTAAGGGTGGTGAAGCTGATCATGTAGTTTTATATGAAAAAAGCAATTGGGTTGCATCAATACAAAATAAAATAGGATTAGAAAGAAGCTCAGAGTACAGAGTGTGGTATGTAGGTAGCACAAGAGCTAGAAAACAGATACACATATTACGTAGTCCAAGTGAATATTACTTTCCACTTGCACGAATGTTAAGTGAAACAAAGAGAATGAAATATGGAAAAGCCACTAATTAGAATATTGTCGTTGGGCGCAGGAGTCCAGTCAAGTACAATGGCGCTCATGGCAGAAGAGGGTGAGTTTGGAGTAAAGCCCGACGCTGCAATCTTTGCAGACACAGGATGGGAACCAACACCGGTAATAGAACATCTTGAGTGGTTAAAAACACAAGTATCTTATCCTGTTTATACTGTAGGTAAAGGCACTTCTATAAGAGATGATATTATGAAAGCTATGTCTGAAGATGGTAATAGATTTGCATCAGCACCTTTCTTCACAAAAAATCCTGACTCAAATAAAAAAGGTATGTTAAGAAGACAATGCACAAGAGAATATAAGATAACCCCGATAGCTAAAAAAAGCAGACAGTTAGTTGGCTTAAAAAAACATGCTAAGTTTCCGAAAGGCGAACACATAGAAACTTGGATTGGGATCTCAACAGATGAAATTATGAGAATGAAACCGTCAAGAGATTGGTGGCAAAAGAATAGATGGCCTTTGATAGAAAAAAAAATGTCAAGGCAAGATTGTTTAGATTGGTACAAGGACAAAGATTACAGGACGCCAGCTAAGTCAGCTTGTATTGGATGCCCATTTCATGACGATAAGTTTTGGCATGAAATGAAAACACAAAGACCAGAGGAATTTAAAGATGCATGTGAGGTAGATGAACAAATAAGAAAAGGTAATGATAAAGTTAAGGATAACTTATTTATTCATAGGTCATGTGTGCCTTTGAAAGACGTAAAGTTTAAAGTTGAAGATGATCAACTTGATTTATTTAATATAGAATGTGAAGGGATGTGTGGCGTATGACAGATAAAGATCTAATGGACAGTGCTTTTCCACAATTTACGCAGGTTGGTGGAAATCATTATACAAAATTTCATATACAACCATATGAATTTATGAGACTAAATAATTTAAATACTTTTCAATCAAATGTGATAAAGTATGCTATGAGGTATTTAAAAAAAGGTGGTGAGCAAGATATCAATAAAATAATACATTACTGTGAACTTGAAAAAAAAATATTAAAAGACTTAAAAAAGAAAAAATGAAGTGGAAAGAAAAATTAGCTACATGGAGTTTATACTGGCGTGCTGAAATTGTTTTGATTTTATGTAGTTTTATAGTAGGTTTTGTTTTAGGTTTATTTTTATGAGTATAAAAAAAATTATATTAGACGCACTCGAAAAAAAATATGAAGCTGAGATATCTTCAGGTGAGGCCACAGTAAAAATTTATCTTGAAAATTCTGTTGGCATAGGGGAGCACCCGCAGCACATTGAAGAGGTTGATAAACAAATTGATAAAATTGCACAAGCGGAAGAAAAATTAAAAATATTAAAATCATTTCAATGAGCCATCAGATAAATTTTACTTTTAAAGAGTCTGATTGGAAAACTCCGTCACATTTTCCAAATCTTAAAGATGCAAAAGAAATAGCAATCGACTTAGAAACAAAAGATCTAAACATTAAAACAAAAGGTCCTGGCTGGCCAACCATGGACGGTAATATTGTAGGAGTAGCTGTGGCAACAGATGGCTTCGCAGGTTACTTCCCTATTGCACATGAAAATGGTTCGAACATGGATTACAAAATAGTAATGGATTGGGTTCAAGAAGTTGTTTCGGGTCCTGGAGATAAAATATTTCACAATGCATCTTATGATGTGGGTTGGTTAAGAGCTCACGGTATAAAAATATCTGGGAGAATCATTGATACGATGGTTGCATCTGCATTGGTTGATGAAAATAGATTTTCATATAGTTTAAATGCTTTAGGTTATGATTGGTTAGGAGAAACTAAATCAGAACAAGAGTTAAAAGAAGCAGCAAGTGAGTGGGGTATTGATGCAAAACAAGAATTATACAAATTACCTGCTAAATTTGTAGGCTTTTATGCAGAGCAAGATGCAATATTAACGTTAAAATTATGGCAATATCTTAAAACAGAAATATTTCGACAAGAGATACAGTCAGTGTTTGATTTAGAAACAGAATTATTTCCTGTATTGTTAAACATGAGAGCTACAGGTGTAAGAGTAAATTTAAATGAAGCAGAAAAATTAAAAGATGAATTTGTTAAAAAAGAAACAAAGATATTAGATAAAATTACAAAAGAATCAGGTTTACCGGTTGATATCTTTGCAGCTCGGTCAATAGCCAAAGCTTTTGATAAGCTAGGTATTAAATATCCACTCACAGAAAAAACAAAAGAGCCATCTTTTACAGCTAATTGGTTGTTAAATTGTGAAGCTCCGATTGCAAAATTAATAAGAGAAGCCAGAGAAGTTCACAAGTTTCATGCTACATTTATAGATTCTATTTTAAAATTTCAGCATAAAGGTAGAATACACTCAGAGATTCATCAACTAAGAGGCGATGGAGGGGGAACCGTATCAGGTAGATTAAGTTACGCAAACCCTAATTTACAACAAGTGCCTGCAAGAAATAAAGAATTAGGCACTCGAATACGGTCTTTATTTAAACCAGAATCTGGTCTACAATGGGGATCGTTTGATTATAGTCAACAAGAACCAAGACTCGTGGTGCACTACGCTTCATCGATTGGCTTTCCTGGTTCTGACAAACTTATAGAGGCATATGAAAAAGAAAACGCAGATTTCCACCAAACGGTCGCCGACATGGCGCAAATCCCAAGATCCCAAGCAAAAACCATCAACTTGGGCATATTTTACGGCATGGGCGCAAGGAAACTTTCCAATGAATTGGGAATTCAAACAGACGAAGCCAAATTACTACTACAAGAGTATAATAAAAGTGTCCCTTTTGT